CTTCTATGTCGGTAATTCCATCTGATAATTTCAAAAGAGAATATACAAAATTTAATCCTGTTCCTGATATATTAAGTTCATATGTTATAAGTCATCAAATATTTTTCGAAAACCCATCTACGCCAGATGAAACTTTTACAGATAGGTTTATTTTGAGATTTACAATCAATACATCTAATACAACAGTACCAAATGTAAATTCTTTTTTGTTACGTCTCACTGATAGCGATGGATCTGAAATAAAGAGGGAAGTTTTGGATAAAAATAAAAATGGTTATGTAGATGTTATAGTGGGAAGGAGGGTTCAAAATAGCATTTCCGGTGACTGGGTTAAACCATCTGGTCAGTTTGATATGTTTACTGCGGAAGATGGTGTAGATGATATACCCGCTGATATCCAATTGAAGGTTTATTCATATTCAAGAGTCGAGTATCCTATACAAAATTACACATCGGATCAACTCAAGGAGTCAACCAATGGATACATAATGTCGCATTTGCGCGATCTATTTGACTATAGACGGGATGATATAGTCGAACACATGCCATACGAAACGTTTTTGGATCTACACCTCAAACTCGAAAGAAACGATATGTCAAAGCGTTTTTCATTCACATCAAAGCATAATCACCAATTTTTCATAGATTTAACAGAACCTCGTTCTATTACACAGGAGCTTGGGTTTTCACACAGTTTTTATACATCGAATCATGTTGTTGAAAAATATAATCAAAAAATGTCATCAAATGATGATGTAACATCCATAACAGTGAAAGAACTTAGAAGTATAAACGTAGAGAACACCGATAAAAATAATACGATGTTATATCAAGCCTTCAGTCGATTGTTCTTTTCTACGCGACCAGTTAACTCAGAGTTGATATCAGAGAATCTAATAACGATTGAGCCTAAATTCGTGAACGATTTTCCGTTCAAAAGAGGCAATCTGTTATCTCTGGAAATATTTGGAAACATAAACGGTACTTTAATTTCATATTATGGCGTACTCATGCAATCAAATGATTATTATATTTTGCCATTCAAATCATCGTTTTATAATATTTTCTCTACAAACACTTCCGAATCAAATGCATTTACTTTACAATCCACCGATCAAGCTTTTTATGGCGATGAATACGCAGATTTTCTAAATGACAAGACATTCGTAGATTCTTTTGAATATGAAATTAGTACACAAAGTATAGAAAGTGAAAACATGATTAACTTATCAGGAGAAAGATATGTCGATATGATATGTGTTGAAATACAGAATGAATTAAAAAGATATAATGCTGGGTACAACAAGTTATACCGATACTACTTTGACGATATATCTGATTTATATGTTACATCGACAAAGGGTAATGTGACTGATCTAGTTTTGAGAAATCCCAGAGATTTCGGACCTGTAGCAAGATTAAATAGATTAACGATTCAGTTCATACGTTCGGATGGAAACCCTTATAACTTCAAAACCATCCCATTTTTTGTAACAATCGCGATTAAATATCTAAAACCTGTACTTCGTACAACGGAAGTGGAATCATAAAATAAAATCGCATGAAAAATGTATAAATAAAGACGTTTACGGTTAGTATGGCTATTTGAAAAGTAATCTCGACTGCATCTAGCGAAATTACTGGCAATAACCCAAATAAGATCAGTTTTGCAATAATGACAAATGATTGATATATATTGTATACAAGGATGTAACTCCTATTAAATCTACTTGCCCCGCGGTATCCTAATAACGAAAAAAACCCTAGCAACATTGCTGGATATACACCAATTGTAATGTATAGAATTGACATAAATAGGTCGACACCCGAAAAGAATTTCGCATAAAATGACATTTTTTGAAGTTGTGTAGCCATTTCTAAATGTTCATGAGCCACAACTAATTGATTTTGAGACTTTTTGACGTAAGGGTTATATTCTGATATGCTTTCAGACATTGTATTATATTACATTCAGAAATGATATATAAAGTTTTAAACACGTATATATGTAGACAATGAGTCTTAATCATTACAAGACCGAAACCCTGAAAATTTGTTTCCAGAAAGGATGGGAAAATGTAAGCATTCCATTACTATGGATGTTAATCACGGAGGAAGTTGGTGAATTGGCAAGCGCGATCCGGAGGACGACAAATAATTTTACAGATAAGAAGAAAGTGTATATAGAAGGAGAAATCATGGATGTCATGAGTTATCTCTTTCAACTAGCAGACAGATTTCAAGTGGATTTGGATAGTGCATGGAAAAAGCATGTCGATTCAAAGAACTATAACAGAGTATACCATAATATTAAAAACGCGAATAATGTATAAAGATTATATGTCTATTCAATAATAATGTCTTCAAGTGCTGATTCCTTCAAAAACATGTACAAAGATTTTCTCAACGAACTGATTAAAGAATATCCTGATATTGACAAAATTAAACATGAGAAACTCGATTGTTTCAAGTATAAAGGGAATCATATGAAACGATTCATTAAACGATTGCGAGTTCCAAATGATTATTCAGTCATGATCAACGAACGAAACGCAACAATTTTCACGTCTGATTGCAAACTTATCAAAGACATTGGTTTGGATATTATTTGGCCTCGGGCATCTCAAGAAAATAAAGACATCATATGGCAATATCTATCTACGATGTTCATGCTTACTAATACGGTAAGTGCGATTCCTCCTAAAATGCTTAATAATATCGAAAAGATGGCATCCAAGCTAGCCGATGAAATGAAAGGTACGGATGATTTGGATTTTGGAAAGATAATGGCGAGCGTTCAAAACATGATGAAAGGAAGTGATTTTGAGAAGATGATGAAACAACAAACCAAACCTAATGTATAATAAGGTATATGATTATATATGTTCTCATCATTGTACTGGTCATGAAACATGTATATGATTTGAGGAAAGAGCAGATGTATGAAGTCGACGGATATAAAGTGAGAAATCCGTCAGACACTGAATCGATTAGACGATTAAAATTACTTTCAAAAGTTACTGTATCGTTACAAAGAATCATCCGTAAAAACACAAAACACGCATCCCATGCTGGATGTAAAAAATTATTAGAAAGATTTGAATGTCCAGATGGCGTGTGCCGTATACAAGAAAAAAGCCACGAGTTCGATCATCTTGCGGCATATTCTGTCGATAAAGGTAAATTGATTGGCATGTGTACAAATCATGAAGGAGAATATACGGATGAGAACACTATGATATTTGTATATTTACACGAATTGGCTCATATCATGTCCGAAGAGTACGCCCATGATGTTGAATTTTGGAATAATTTCTCCGATTTGCTAGAAATAGCTATATCTCATAATCTTTATGTATACCAACCATTTCATGTTCATAATATTAATTATTGTGGAGAAAATATAGAATTCACACCGTATACTCCTAAAAATAAAATTTAAAAATCATTTATTATAATGACTCGTCTTTGGATTGAAGACTTACGTGAATTATTTATATTCGATATATGGCCGTGCCCCGACGACACATATATTGAAAAAGTGAATACAGTTTCGAGATTCGTACTCATGTCATCAAGCATACTTGCGGTTCATAGAAAATCGGCAAGATTATTAATCGCAGGTGTTTTATTGAGTGTTGCGATCGCTTTACGAGTACCACCAGAAGAACAAAAAGACAAGGATATAATTGAGGCAGAAGTACAAAACGCAGAAGTACGTAATACAGAAGAACCACAAATTCATAATGTGGCAGAACCGGTTGTAGAATATACAGACGGCGTTGATTCATTTGCGCATTTTCTATATGGCGATATAAACCGGAACAACAAGCAAAAATAATGTCGTGTGTATAATTAATGTATAAGCAGACAAGGGGTATAAATGATGCCTCTTATATGAATCAACAAACTGTCGTACAGACCCGACCATTACGTTATATGACAGAAGCTGTAAGAGGTGATAGAGGTTATAAATTTGCTCATCCGGAAAGCATTGACGATAATACTTTATTAAGAATGCAACCAACAAGATTAAACTCACTCGACAGGGACCAATGTGAGTTATTCGGAACTGCCCCGCTGAAGTTAGGGCGCGTCGCAAACGATGTTGACACGGAATCAGCTCTTCGATTTTCTGATCACCAAAGGACTAATGCGGTGGAAAAAGTATTAACTGAACGTTCATTTCAATTCGTTGATGATGTACATGTTTCTGCTTTTACAAACACAGTTGATAATGAAGTAAGAAGTCGTTCAACACGCGTTGATCAACGCAATCAACGTGCCCAGAATATGAACTGTTAAATTTTTGTTATTATGTGATTATATTATAATATGAATACTGCTCTAAAGAACGATTCTGTTCTTTCTGCACAACCGAAACGATCTGGAGGCTATCAAACAACCAACTTGTTTCGTTTATCTGATACAGCAATCGATGTAGAATCTGTACTAAAAGGATTAGATACGAAGTTACATAAATACGACGTACCTCCTGTCCCTCTTATAAAAGTTGCGAATCCTACATCTGCTAATAGAAATTCTATGCAGATTGAAGGGAACGAATCTCGCACGAGACGCGCTGTCAATAGCATTACACATCAAGAAACCGCTCGATATGAATTCCCTCTCGTTGAACATCAAAATTTTGCTGTATTTACGGAACTTCAACGAGGTGGATTCCACACTCGGAATAACGCTAAAGATGAATATGCCTCAAAATGTAATATTGGTAATAAGTAAATGGATATAGCCGCAATTGGTCTATTGTCTCTCGCTGGATATGAGTTATCAAGAAAGAAAAAGAAGACTGAAGTCAAAGAAGATAAACCGATAGTAAAAGAAGAAACGAAATTTATAGATGGTAGTGAAGGACACATAAACATGCAACATCATTTTTCTGGGACACAAGCCCCTGGGTTACCAATGAGCCATAATAAACTAAGCATACACACAGGATCAAACCTGATGGAACACGCAAGTCGTAATTGTCGCCCAGAACCCGATAATATATTTGCCCCCCTTAAAAATCTTGTGCATGTCAACGGTGCGCCAAATGCTGATCTTAAGGACAGATATGAACCTTCTTTAAAAATGCATAACGTATTACCATTTGAACAAAAACGTGTAGGTCATGGACTGAACACTAATTCTGAATCAAAAGGGGGTTTTCATCAATATTTAAGAGTCAAACCCAAGAATGTTGATGGTTATAGAAAAAATACATTACCTCAGCGAATTGTACCCGGAAAACAGCAAATATCAGCAAGAGAACAACTCCCGGTTGTGGATGCTCCTAAAATCGCAAGACATTATACGATGGAAGAACATCCTATGGAACAGCAGAAATTTAGTACTCAAGGTGCTACAAAACGCCCGGTTGCAGATCACCGACCCATGACAGATACAGTAAATGAAGTTTATTTTGGTGGAGCACATCAAAAAGGATCAAATTCTTCGTCTGCTCAGACATCTCGTGATAAGGACTCAACAATTGGGGGCAGAGAAGGTCAAGTTACCGGACATACATACAAACCTTCAAACACTGTGAATTCTTACATTGTACAAGAAACAGATAGAGAAGATTGCGGAAATCAACCATTAAATCCCAGAGGAAATGTTGACGGTACATATACACGCGACGTTGACGTATCCATAGAACCAACTACCCGAAGTACAATAAACAGTACACATGTGTTGAACACAACGGGAAATCAACATACGACATATTCAAATAATTATGATGTAGCGCAGGCAACCAATAGAAATAATACATCAGCATCTTATCATGGTGTTGCGCACGGTTATGAGCGTTCTGGTGAAAACAGAGAGTATGTAGCAAATGATACTCAACGTGAATCAACGAGCCATTCTTACATCGGTCCATCTAAATATTTTACAAGCGAACAAACAGATACGAGAAGTAGTCAAGAGCAATATACAATGAAAGAAGACACAGTTAGAGGATATACACCAGGTGCAAAAGGGACTCAAGCATCCATAAACCCCGAAAATATGAATGTTGAATTTAAAAGTGATAGTAACGCTGGAACTAGGGTAAATGTACCCAAGGTTGGTATCGTAACTACACAGAAAAATATGATGGGGCGTATAGAACACGAACAAAAGATTCCATCGGAAAATTCTAGAAATTTCTTTAGCGTTGCAAATGTTATATTACAAGATAATCCGCTCGCTATAAAGATTAATTAAAATTATAAACATTAAATAACTTATGCAGATTGATATGAAGAAAACATTAGAATTACCTGTATCCCGATTGAAGGAAGAATTGGCAACAATGGGGATGGAAACAGATGGGTGTAGAAGCGATCTTGTGAACAGATTGCATCAAGCAGGGATTTATGAAATAAACACAAGCATAAAATACCCCGCAATGTATAAAAATGTTTATGATCCTTCGAGTATATATATTGGTTCTCGGCCAAAGGACACACAAATGAATCGTTTTCAGATCGCTAATACAAATCAGACTATCATGTCTGGGGATTTTAAACAAAAAATTGTTCAAATACACGACTGTTTACACATTACTGAGACGAAAGAGTTATCTTGTGATACACCAGGAGTGGAAGGTGATATGAGGTTAAAAGGAGGGATTCTATATATGTACAGGGATACAGATGTTGATCCCGGGTGGTATGGAATATCATTTGGAAGACCTTTATTGTTTTAATTTATTGTATCATTCATGTTCATTATGATCGCCCTGATGATATTAGGTGTTCTTTCCGGATCTATAGATGACAAGTAATCAAAGAACTCAAATACCCCATGTAATATATTTGGATGCGTCAACCATTCATATATATGAACATGTGCATAATATTTCATATATTCTAACAATTCTGCCGCGATATTATCTCCGAACTCATAATATTGAACACACGCATATTCTACACCTGTCAAAAAAATGTCCAGTCCTAATCTAGGTTCAGACGATTGGAGTGTTGTTGTTAATTTCACAGTATATAAATCATCACATAAGTTTTCAAATCTAAAAAACTCTTTTGTTTGCTCTGGTACGTTGCCTGATGATGTCGGAAGACTTTTCGTATCACGGACGTCTTTTATGAGGGACTTTACGTATGTCATATTATACATATTGTCATATAGTTCGGGATCTTCAGCATTCTGTATACCAGAAGCAACATCAGTTACCCAGGGATTCATTTGATGACCCGAATCTATAAGTGAACGTATGCTTGTTTTTCTTGCAATAAACCTTTTGTTATTCTGCCACCATATTACTTGTTCAGCTAATGGTATTTGTCCTATTGGTTCTAGTGTTATTGGATCTGTTGAATTGTAAGTCATCTTACATTTTAACATTTCGCATAACAGTGTCCTGTTTTTATATTTTGTATAATCCACTTCAAGATGCACCGACAAAGGAATGAGAATATTCTTTTTGTGAAGCAATTCTGGGCGTTCTGTATGTACGAACTTCAAAAGATGTTCCATATGTCTTATTATGGTTTACAAAACTTTATGTTTATAAGAAAAGGGGTTTTAAATTTATTTGATATAAATAACGTATGGGATGGGATACTTACACATTTTTAGCAAACAATGTTGATATTATATATAGTTCAGCTATCATAAGGAGAAAATATAAAACGAAACTACCATACACCGTGTTGTTTGTTCATGAAGGTAAAAAGTTTAAAATATATGACAGAGGTACAATTTGTAATAATGTACTAAAAGACTTATATTTCAAATTCAAAAGATTCAGACAGACTCAATTCGATTGGAGATTGTATTACGCTATCTACCACGAATCGATTAATATCAAGTATGGAGATACACATATGAATGACGAAGAGAGAACAGTTGTTTATTATATAAAATACGGATATTGGTTTGACATGCACATTCCCGATATAACAATAGACAGAGTTAAAGAATACAGAGCATCATATGAAGATACTAAACAATTATCTATGGTAGAAACGCGAGGGCATCTTCTTACGTTTAAGAGACCCATATTATTCTCAAAGTGGATCTATGCCGCATCAGAGTATGCGCGTATAAAACATATTCAGGAAAACGAATGGATAGATCATTACACCACGAACGATAATATAGATGTTTCATTTGATCATATGTTATTTTTGAGTCAGTATCCCGGGGCCATATCCTATATTTTACAGAAAGAGTACGATCTTAGCTTATTAACTAAAATAAAAGTTGCAGAATTTTATATAAAACACATACACATGTTAGATAGGTTTAAAGGAACAATAGAATTTGATCCTTATGGATTTGTGAAGGAATTTTTAAAAGATAACAGAATCAACAGAGAGAAAAAAATGTCTGTATACAATGCACATCAGTATTTCGTAAAAGGGTTCGTAGAACACAGGGACATAAGAGAACACGTAAAGCGCGTATACGTCGTGAAGAGATTTGCCAAGAAACGACTTCGCGATGCATTGAAGCAAGTGCCATTCGGATTGTTGCGTTATATTATAGAATTCAAGATATACATGTGAAATTAGGGAGGAGAATTCTTTTCAAATTTATTGATTCCTTCCATAATTTTCGAAGCTTCCGCGAGAGAATAAGCTCCGCGACGTTGTGCGATTTGAAGGAATCCCGCCATTAGATTAAGAGCATCACCTTCATTTTCAATTTTCATTTCCATAAGATTCACTTGTTCTTCTTGAGTAGGCTTTTGTTGTTTTTCTTCAGAATCAACGATTTCGGTAGTCTTTGTAGAATCAGACATTGTATGTACTATATACAGATATGTATTCTTTAAATATTTTATAATTATAAGTAAAGAATGCAATCTAACAATTCTCTATTATCATCGAATGATATCGAAAAATTAATGAGTTCAAAAAACAAGGGGACAAAATTAAACATGCGTAAATCTAAAAACAACGTAACATTCAAAAGCGGATACGCGTTAACCGTAAAGTATAAGCCTATGCACATTCAAATACATGACCCATCGTCACACACATACGTGATGTATTTTCAACTTATTCCAATTGTATCTCGAAGAGAAAACAAAGCAACGAGTCGTAAAATGATATAACAAATTACAACCCTGGTTGAAATTCATGAATGTGTTTTCCTCTTGACGATGTAGAAATTCCTAAAGGAATGGGCTCCCTTGGTTTTGATATATATTGTATGTATTTCATTTGAGATGATGCATTGCCTCCCACCATAGGAACAGCTGTATGTAGTACGTGTGTATTAAGTTCACTTACAGCTGTATTCGCGGGTTTATGAAGTACCGACAATTTATTATTTTCAAACATGAATACCATCATGTTCAACAGTTCTTCATCGGATTGTCTCGATATTGTAATACCGGTATCTCTTTTGACCCCTTTGATTATTTCATTTTGAAGATTATCAACATTCTTTTCAGCAAAATATTTTTCCAATATAGGATCTGGTTCTACTCTCAGAATGCTCAGCGCGCTCTGTATGTATTTATGCGATCTTGTACCAATCGGTTTATCTTCGCTTTTCATTACTATTCCACAGAGAAAAATTACCTAAAGAAGCATGTGTTCATGTGTATATAAACAAAATGGTTGACATTGATGCATTGTTTTCAGTCTTCGATAAACATCGTGTAATACAAGAGGAAGAAGAATGTGATAATTCTTTGTGCAAAAATTGTAAATCGACGTCTATTGTTGATGATTTTTCAAATGGAACTACTGTATGTATCGATTGTGGTCTCATAAAAGAAGAAATTTTGATAGATGAGAAAGCGGAGTGGAATTTTGGGGGCGAAGAAGCAGCTTATAGCAAAGACCCTTCAAGATGCGGAGGTCCTACAAATGCCCTACTTGAGAAAAGTAGTCTTAGTACTATGATAAACACTACCCGAGCGAAAGGTAACAATTATACGATGGCTAAAATTCATCAACAGCAATCTATGAATTATGTAGAGAGAAGTTTGTATCATGTATTTGAAGGTATTCAAAAAATGGCCGGTGATAGGGGCAGTCTTTCACAGGCTATAATCGAACAATCGAAAGCATACTATAAAAAGATTTCAGAAAAAAGACTTTCTCGTGGAGCTGTGAGAAAAGGGTTGATTGCGTGTTGTATATTGTATGCGTGCAAAGCACATAATGTACCACGTAGCGTAAAAGAGATCGGAGAAATGTGCGAAATTTCGGTTGGAATTCTCAATAAAACTACAAAGATTTTTTCATTGTTAATGAAGGACGAGATTAATAACACTAATGGAATTAATGTTGACGATCTGATATCAAGATTCTGCAACGTGTTCCAGTTTGAACACAGAGTACATCATTCTATTTTGAGGGACGTCAGAAAAGTCCACGATTACGTATTGGAGCATAACATTCTTCATGGAAAAACTCCGACAAGTGTAGCATCGGGTATCATATACTTTGTTCTTCAAAACAAAGGGTACGAAGTTGATAAAAACCTTATCGCAACACAACACAAAGTGTCGTTTGTTACGATAAATAAAATTCAAACAATATTGGGACAACATGATTTTAAGAAAATACTTGTGTAATTTCTCCGTTTGAAAAGCGTATCAAATTATAGCATATTCCATAGGTTTTAATATATTTCATTTCATATATTTCATCGTTATATGTGTCAGTCGTTACTCTCATTATATCTTTGTCAAAATAGATTTGTCCACTCGGGTGACCTGATGATGGATCAAGCGACGGACACAATGAGTACACCCTAGGTATGGACGTGTATCCCTTTAAATACGGAGTCATATATTCAAGTTCTGTCGGTACTACATCTTTATCACCTATTTTACACGTTTTCATCTCCTCGAATCCTAGAAATCCTTCATCTGTTTTTATCACAAAGAAAAGCAGTTTACACGCAAGATGAAATGAACTTAATGATGGATAAACGACACCAGCAGTCCCCTTACCATCTTGGTGTTGTTTCAGTTTAAACGAGTCTTGCATAGTAAATAATTGAGGTACAATGTATTCTTGCGCACGATCGTCTTTTATCATACTCAGTTCATTCTCTGTTGGTATTTTGTACTCAACTATAAGCTCGGCCAAATTTCCTTTTTCCCCTTCGTATGTATTATTTATCGTACTTTCGTCCGAATAAAATATTTCCATGTCAAGTTTTACACCCAGTTGATATTCTGTTAACGTAATCGATATGCGAAAGTCGTCATCTGTCTTTTCCTCAATTATGTCTTTACCTTTATTAAAGTCGACTTTTACTCGCAGTGGTTCTTCCAAAATACATAACGGAAACAACTGAGCGTGTGATTTGGAAAACCATAATGGAATTGGCAAATATATATGCTGTGATGCAACTTTTGAAACAAGTCTAGGATCTTCAATACTGTAATCACCAATCATTGTTTTGAATCCTGGTTTATCAGAATAGAAAGAATGTAGTAATATATATAATCCGTCACTATCGATATCGCATAAAGTATACTTGTTTGTGTATACTTTGATGCGTTTTATACAACGTAAACCGATGTTATTTTTTAAGAAATATGGTATTTTTTTACCATTTATATTAATTGCTGATGATAAAAACCTAGATATATCGATGTGTATGTACATGTTTGATATGAAGGCATCTCCACTTTCAGGGATCTCTACGATTGATGACGTGTCAGAGTTGTATGACAAGTTTAGATTCGTGAATGGTATAGTCTTTTCTTCTGAAGCCATGTGAGAATGTCTCTTATGCTTTACTGAAAACAATGGATGTATTTCATCTTCTGGTTCTCCGTACAACTCTTCATCTTCTGGTCCTTTTGCAAACATCTGTATCTGAACACCTCCTCCAATAACATCCTCCTCGGGTATTTGGGTGTTCATTCTTATTTTACTTTACTTTTAATATTCTTCATTTTCTTCCTCCTTAGAGGGCTGCGTTTCTTCAACCGGTTCATACATGGTTGAAGGGATGGTGTCGGGGGTTGGTGTCCCGCCTGTAATAAGACAACGCATGTCCAAAAGCTCCTTGTACGAAAATATAGAAATGAGAAGGGCTACAAGAGCAACTCCAAGCACAATTCGTTGATCAATTTCCATTACTAAAGTATTTTTCTTTTTATCATAGGATGAACGCAAATCATTTAAGAAAAGGGTGTGTAGTATATGTATACAAAACACAATGGAACAACTCGATACTTTTGAGAAAGCTTGGGGTGTAAGCCCCGAGAATCCTTTCACTTTCCCACGAGTAAACGATATTTATTTCTTGTCTTCTAAAAATGTCGGCTTTCATAGCACAATGTGCGCCGAAGCAATACATACAAAATTTTCTGAATATATTCAACAAATTGTCGATGTGTATAACGAATTACAAAAAGATGGTCATATGACACTTGATGACGAGACTTGTGAATCTCTTCAAATGAAATCGCGTATCAATCGCGTGATGGAAATCGCATATTATGCTCGTACTATTGCGACCGCTTTCAAGCGCGTCACGGAAGCAGCTGATCTGTCAAAGGATTACAGAGACAACACTGATGTTTCTTTGTTTAGATTCAGAGCAATCGATACATCTGATATCACCCCTTATCAAAACCTGTTGTTGTATGTATTGAGTTACATGTATGACAATGGTTATAAAAGGTATAACTCGGATGTGTATCAACCAATAATGACAGCAGATGGTCATAATACCCATGCTTGGAAAAACGTGGGAACCATTAGTAACATCGTGTACGGTTGCGCGCAAAAAGAAGTCAATTTTGACCAATTTCTTAATTTTACGCACAGATCTGATTCCAGTCGCGCCGTAACCGAGTATTTAACAAATTGTAAAGATTCTCAGTTTGATGGCATTCAAAAAGATCGTCATGTGTTTTCATTCCAGAATGGCATTTATGATGCATTAACCAATACGTTTACGCCGTATGGTCAACACATCAAAAGTTCAATCATTTCTTCAAAGTTTTTCGATATCCCGTTTGATACGCAGCACTCAAAAAAATATGAGGAGATTTCCACTCCTTTGTTTGATTCTATTCTCTCTTATCAAGATATCACAGACGATGTGATGTATTGGGTATACGCGTTCATGGGTCGTTTGTTATACGAAGTGAATGAGAAAGATGGTTGGCAAGTCATCTTCTTTTTCCAGGGACAGGCGGGAACTGGAAAGTCTACAATCGCAAATGTGTGTAAAGCATTTTACAGCGACGAAGACGTTGGTATTCTATCCAACAATATTCAAAGAAAGTTCGGATTGGCTGATATCGTTGATAAGAAAATGTTTATCGCTCCAGAAATCAAACGCGATTTCTGTTTAGAACAGGCGGAGTTTCAATCGATGGTAAGCGGTGACACCATGTCGATCGCTGAAAAATTCAAGAAATCCAAGTTTGTGACGTGGAACATTCCAGGTGTTCTTGCGGGCAATGAAACACCCGACTTCATTGACAATTATGGAAGTATTCAGCGTCGTATTGTTAGCCTCAGGTTTTCGAAAAAGGTTACGAATGGTGACATGATGCTTGGGAAGAAACTCAACGAAGAATTGGGTAGAATTCTACACAAGTGTAACCTTGCGTACATTGATGCCTATACAAAGTATTCAAAAGATGACATTTGGAATCACATCCCATCTTACTTTGTCGATAATAGGAATGCCATGGCGGCAGCCACTAACCCGCTCATTCATTTCCTCGCGTCTGGTAAAATGAAATTTGACCCAGAATGTGTTCTTCCAGAAAAGGAATTTATTCAGCAATTTAATCAGCATTGCATTGAGAACAACTACGCAAAGCCTCGGTTCAATCCTGATTTCTACACTGGTCCATTCACACAATTCGGTATTACATTGAAAAAGAATCATGAATTTCACTGGCCACCGAAGGGACATCAAGGGTCGAGGAAGAGAACAGAGAATGCTTGTATCGGGGTTGGTGTTATCCACGATGAAGACGAAGAGCTTGAATTTGAATAAATTCGTGCGGGGTGCAGTGAATACGATAGCAGGAACTGAAATGAACACGACGGGTGGTGTGGGGGTATTAAATGTTTAAAGATATTGTATGATAATAATATACATGGACCCTGAAACAGTTCTGGACAAATTAAATATAATAAAAGACGGTACAATAGTTTCAAATGAAAAATACTTAAATTGTAATCTGAAAATTGATCTTAAACAACATCAAGTATCTATGATTCATGCTATGAAAAAAATGGAAGTATCATCAATCCCAATAAATGAGGATGATATGTATATAGACACAAATGTCGGTATTTGTGGCGATGATGTGGGCACTGGTAAGTCTTTGAGTATATTGGGTCTCATTTCAGATAATATAAAGATCAAACAACGAACAAATTATGATGTTACTACTAACTATTTTACAGTCTATAGAAGCACGTGTAATCAACCACTTCCTACAAATGTCATTGTTGTTCCACATACGGTTATAAAGCAATGGGTGAAATATATAGAGACACAAACATATTTAACGTTTTATACCGTATCAAAAAAAATACATTTGAAATGCGTACACGACATCGTAGATAAACCAGATATTATTCTAATATCTTCGTCCATGTACAATATGTTCGCTGGGTTTAACATTGACGTATACTTCAAACGTCTTATATTTGACGAAGCGGACACAATACGCATTCCTGCTTGCAAAACTATGCATGCTCAATTCATATGGCTACTGACATCATCGTTGGAGAATATTCTGTTTCCTAATGGATACTACTACGTGTATTCTCAGCAATTTCCTAGAATAGTGCGTAAAAATGTCATGGGTATTAAAAGGAATGGATTCATTAATGACATTGCTCGTACAATTTCTTTCTCTTCTGTACCGGTCCTGAAGAAATTGATTCTAAAGAATAATCCAGAATTCGCAAAGGAATCTTTAGGAATACAACCACCTCTAAAAAACTATATCTTGTGCAAAACACCTGCATATATGCGAATTGTTACATCGGGTGTACAATCACAGGTATTAGGTTATCTTAACATGGGGGATGTAGAAGCTGCTCTGCAACATCTCGGATGCAAAAGTACTACCACCGATCAGCTCATTCCAGCTATTACTGAGGATATCAGAGAACGAATTGAAGATGTTTCTGCCGAAATATCTTTTGTAGACGGACTAAGAAATCTTAATCAAAGGCAAAAGGAATCTCGTTTGAAGGATCTCAACGATAAGCTTGCTCGTTTGAATGAAAGGTATACGTCTATACAAGAAGATCTAGCACATCATGAAGAAAAAACATGTCCTGTATGTTGGGATGAATTTGAAAATCCGTCATGTACACTTGGGTGTTGCAATAAAATGTTTTGTTTAAGTTGTGTTATGAAGTGCAAATCAGTATGCCCATTATGTCGATCTGTATTTACGAAAGAGACTATTACGGTTATAAATGATAAAGAAACTATCGAAGATAAAAATGTAAGCGATACAAAGTCAAAGATTGATACTCTCAGAGAAGTCTTAATCAATAAACCACATGGAAAGTTTTTAATCTTTTCAAATTCGGATGCAACTTTCGATAAATTATCAGAAGTTATTACCAGTTTAAATATGTCTCATAAAAAACTGTACGGAAACGCAGGGGCAATTGCCAATAGAATACAGTCGTTCAATGAAGGGAAAACGCAAGTTCTTCTACTCAATCCGCAACATTATGGTTGTGGATTGAATCTTGAACAAACTACAGATGTCATATTCTTTCATCGTTTTGAAAGTGATATGGAAAGACAAATCATCGGGAGGGCACAACGATATGGCAGGACAGATATCTTAAATATTTCTTATTTATTCTACGAGAATGAATTCAATAATACTTAAAATAAAGATTTGTGTAATAATCAAATGGGAGTACCGAGTCTTTACCGAACACTTGTTTCGCATTATTCGACCATTCAAGATGTATCTACTGAACAGACAGAGTGTTTATTTCTTGATTTCAATTCTCTTATCCACCATTGTTTGCGTGTAGTGAAGGGTATGGATATAAGCATGAGAGAAATGGAAGAAGAAGTCATAACTGAGATTCTTCGATACGCAATTTATATTATTACAAAAGTTGTTAAGCCCACCCGTCTTGTGTACATTTCTATAGATGGTCCTGTTCCCGTGGCTAAGATGGAACGCCAGCGTTCAAGACGTTTCAAGAAAATCCAAGATTCTGCCTTTGCGCAGAAGACGCGCCGAAAATACAATATGGATGATCAGAAATCATTCGACTCTAACCGCGTTACGCCAGGAACAATGTTCATGTCAAAACTTAATTCGCGAATTAAAAACTATATCACAGTTGGAGCGTTTGCTACCCATACTAAGAAGTCAATTCGAGTAGTGTTTAGCGACAGTAACGTCGCAGGAGAAGGAGAGTATAAGATTTTCGAGTATATCCGGAACTGCCAAACGCAACACAAGATTCATATTTACGGAATGGACGCCGATCTTATCATGTTATCTATGGCTGTAAACAGACCAAACATTCGATTGATGCGCGAAGCATCCACGGTTGATTCTACGACTGATGCAGAATTTTCATATCTTGACGTGGATATGTGCAAAACAGTATTATACAATGATTACATTTCAGATGATATGAAAAGTTCTCTGTCTCTGGATGCGTTTATTCGGGATTTCATCTTGTACTCCAAGATGGGCGGAAATGACTTTGTAAACCCTTTACCGCATTGTAAGATGAGAACAGGGGGGCTTGAAAAATTGACTAGAGTGTACGTTATTGTATACAGTCTACTCAATACAACATTATTATCCCCAGATGGTTTAATTAATTATACATTTATGAAACATTTTCTATCTCGTCTATCCGAGTCGGAAGACCTTGGTATGAAGAGGTCTTCTGGATATAGAAATTCTCCGCACGATCAATTAACATTCGAACGAGAAATTGAAGTGTATGAACATTCGGAATACGCGAATCCCAAAAATCCATTTCATCTTTTTTACAAAGATACAATGAAGGAAGTTGATTACAAAAAGGGGTATGACGAATGGGTACATGAATACAATTCTCATTTTTTCAAAGATACCGATTTGTCGGATGTTGTGAAGGAGTACTTCAGAAGTCTTACTTGGTCGTATAGATATTATCATGGTGAAATCCCTTCTTGGACATACTATTATCCATACAGAACAAGTCCATCAATCAAGACTCTCGTGGATCATTTTGACGCATCACATTTACATGTTCAATTCGAAAAAGACATAGTTCTTTCTCCTTTTGAACAACTCATGTATGTCATGCCCGCACAAAGTTGCCGGTTGCTACCATATGGTCTTCAAGATATGATGACTGATTCGGAATCTCCAATTGCTGAATATTATCCGTCTCGATTTAAACTTGATGTAGTTGCTGGAGGAAAGAACATCTATTCAGAAGCATTGCTACCCCATGTAAATATTGCACATATAAGATGCGCCGTTGCAAATATACCATTAAATGATCACGAAGTTATGCGCAACACGGTCGTTGAACAACCATTTCATAAAACGTGTCACTGATTAAAATCGCATCCTCATCCCCTTTTTCAGCAATAGAGGGTTTTTATAAATCGGTGCCTTAGGTTTCAAAACCTTTTCAATCTTGGGCTTATTTTGAATCATTTTAGGATTCAATTTTTCATCTATACGTTTACATAAATCAACTTTTTTCCCTTTCATATCTAATTTCAAGAGTTCTTTCCCCACTCTCTTTATATCATCTACATTATGTTTGTCACAAACCCATGGTTTGTAGATTATGTCATCCCCCTTTTTCAAGGCAACACGGAGTGTATTCTTCTTTGTTTTCTCGTCTTTATATTTCTCAACTTTCCACATCGCGTCCTTGTATTTTTCGTATATTTTTGGAAGTGTTTTATTTAATCGGATAAATTCTTGTACATATTTTTTAGCTTTTCCAGGAAATAAAGTTTCATTGTAACAACACACATTCCCTTTTGAAACTTTTGGTATTCTCCCACCTGTACATGTACCATCTGCTTTCATTTCAGGTGTATTTTTTCTACAGTGTGTTATTGTTGACGCGCGAAGTTTCGGCGATACAAGAGGTGTTGGAAAAATTATGTCTGTTGATGCATCTTCAAACGCATCTACGAACGTTTTTAAAATGGTTCGAAGTTGAGACAATGTATATTTTCCAGTTGCCTGGACACGCATTGTATTGAATACATTAATTGTGGGTCTGGACTTAGAATCGTTGATTGTACCATTCTGTAAAACTGGTTTGAAGAATTTACCAGACAACTTCTTTCCATTTTTTTGATTTGTGACCTTATCATAAGAATATCCTTTTTTTGATACAATTTCGTCTATTTTTTTGAAAAGTCTTTGTAGTTTCTGATACGGAAGTGCCAATTCTCCCAACACTTTGCCATCTTTGGGTGACAGCAAACTCATCTCGGTGACAAACATTGCATCTATCCTATGTTTTAATGCAGGGGTTTGTCCTAAAACGTTGTTTAGGTGTTTTGAAACGTAGTCGATATATTTATTTATCTGTTCATCCGTTTTCACTAACGCGCCCACTTTGTCATTGTTTTTAAAACTAAACCTACAAGAAATCACGCTGTGATTCCCCGAACCTTTTCTCCCCTTTTTTGGCTTTGCTGGTTCAAATATGCGAATATGAACATTACCTTCAAGATCACCTAAAGAATATCTACCCTTCATTATCATTGTAACAACCTTTCTATCTATATTTTTGAATAGTTGGTCGTCTTTATAAAATACTAACGCATCTTTTTCGTTATTCTTTTTTTGAAGGTGCTGTGTTCCAAACCCCTCAATAGAAGTGATTTCAAAACGTTCTTTATTCTGTACCTTTTTATATAAGGGCGCATCAGAAACTCTTTCAATAAACGATTTAAAACTAATAGGTCTACATAACGTAGAAGTGTTAACCCAACTCACTGTATAGTGCATTATTTATTGTATATTTTATAAATAATGGGATATGAAAGCGAGATTCCTGTGTATGAAAACGAACAACATACACATGTCGTCTTCAATGACTACAAGTTACTGTATCTCAATGAAGAAGACAATGAATCAGAAGACGAAGAATACCTTCAGCTCTATGAAGAACTTTGGGAAGAAACATCTTGTGATGTAGAATATGATTGGTATCAAGAGGATCTGGAACATCCAAGTCTTCTCCCGGTTCAATCAAAAATATATAGAAATAAGCCTTGGGTGTGGTATCACCAATATTACTCTCGTATGTAATACATTACACCATTATATTCAAAAACTATCTCAAAACGAGACACGGTAGAACCGGGTGCGTTTAGCGTACCAATCGTTTCTAGTGGTGTTGGATCTTTTAAATTCTCAACGTATATACATTTTTCATTTTGGACACACATCCAATTTTGTCCGAGCGAAAAAGTAACTGTATTAGGTGTATTCAGATGAACAAGTATACCTAATATTTTTCCTCTCACAATGTCATTGTCTATGATAATGTTTTTACCAGCAATACCAATGGGTTTTTTTGATGCCTCGGCTATTTGTAGAACATTCAAGGTATCAGATAAATCTATTTTGCCATTCATATTGAAGTCGCTTAACAACAGTTCGTCTGTAGATGGCGTACTTTTACCAACGACATATTCTAAACATTTCTTCACGGATTCCATATTTGTTTTCCCATTTTTAAGAACATCGCCTGCAACGAATGTATACATTAATATTATCATGAAATTTGTATTACGTTACCTCTTTTGGATTTACGATGTAAATATGATGCATTTTCGTCCGGATGTATCATAATATACTTAAACTTTGATGGTTTTCTGAAAAAATTGTCTTTTTGAATAATCCCCTTTTCTGTTATGTATCTTTCGTTTGCGTATGAAATATCCATCATATTGATACCAGGTCCCTTAAGTATGTATCGAGTATCGAAGTTCATCGTAAGTAATGGATTTTTTCCAGTACCGTTATCTGTATATATATTGTCGTTGTCAGCAGTTACATGTATGATTTTATCAGAAAATGTTGGTATTTTGACATCCATAGGGAGTTCAAACCCGTCTACATCTATACATTTACATTCTAAAACTTTCATATTGCGATTCAAAAAATGCGCAGACAGGATTTTTTTGGGCATATAGAAAACCTTGCTATCAAATGTCAATGCAATTGTTAAAATGGCATTATCTACATGCGAATCATAGATGCGAGCATCATATGTATGTAATGTTTCTTGTGCAAATAATGCATTTTCTTCGTCTATTGCGTCAATTGCTATTTTCAATAATCTTACGTTCACTTTCTCGCTCGGTACTACAATTATATCAGTCATGTACATATCACTGTACTCAACTTCTAAACCGTTTGTAGAAATACGCGAATGAGCGAGTTCATGTTCAATTGTCAGTACATCATCATTTGTAAACATGTTCCAATTCCCGACTTTCAATCGATTGGTAAATGCTTTTCCTTGAAGAAGTGATATTATTTCATTATCATGATGATCAAATATGAGGTCTTGCCCCTCTGTATACATTTTATATTCAGGCAAACGCACTACATTAGACTGAATGTCACCATAATATTGCTTAGACGAATCAATATGTTGCATTTCGTCACCAATGTTGAATGAGTTTATTGAAATGCTTTTTACAGAAAACATATTATAATAAGGTATATTAAATATGGAGTTAACTATATCCCTAGAAGGTGTCACAAGCGAACGTGTTTACAAATATGTAAGCCTATTTATGATGGGCACCGCATACATTCCACAGATAAGACTTAACGCGAAAAACGGAACACCTATGAATGATTTTTCATATGTCTCTCTTGGTATGTTAATAACATCGGGTCTTTTATGGACACTTTATACATACGAACAAGGAAATGTGAAGGAAGCTATAGCATCTTTTTTCGTAACATTAAATATCATCATAATTGTATCCCTAAAAATAAAATACTACATTCGATCTGTAAGAGAACATTATAAAACTTTTGGAGACCCATCAGATGCTGACCCTACAAAAATCGCAGTTGCTGAAATTATGTCAAAAGCGCTTAATCAAAATACCGAGAAACATCTTGAAGTGAATCAAAACAATGTTTAAATACTGATTTTTAAAATTTCACAAATTTGTCTTAATTTTTGTTTGTCATCGTGTTTTGAAATGATATGTGCTTGAGGTATTTCATCAGATAAACACCACGAATCTATAAAACATATATCATCTTCGTTTTCTGGTTTCACATTTATGTATACTTTTACCCTTGTGTCGTCTTCGTTGGCATCATTAACATATGACACATTGATGTGCTCGTTTCTCTTGCTTATTGTATTAAAAAGTGTATAATGTTTCTCGTCGTTCACGATGAAGAGCATACTTATACTATGCGAGTAATTGTATTCTGCCTCTTGTCCGCATCACAGGCACATCTAGTTCTTTTGGATAGTCCAACATAGTTATGGTGGTGAACCTTATGTTGTGATCCCAATGTGGTTTATCTTTCTTGGGAATATGTTTATAATATCCTATTTTCACGGTGTCTCCTGGATTCTTCATATACATGAACCATTCTAAAGAATGCGAACAAATTCCAACACGAACGTTATCGATTGTAGATATTATATCATATTTTTGCATTTTATCAGTAGATATTATATTTGAAAAAATCCTATATACGAACATCCCGTGCATATTATCAAAAAGAAAGTGTATATTGAAATGTATTATATCTTGTGCGAGGATGGGACGCGTTCGCATACCAAAGAACCCCTTTCTATAATCTGTTCTAGTGGTTATGATGTTCTGAACAACTTTCTTCAACAAGGTACATGAAGCTCCTCCGCATGTTTTTTCCGAAAACCAGTTTGATATTCCAATTATTTTACCTTGACCATTTAAGATAGGGCTTCCTGATATCCCTTTTGTTATTCTTATGTTAGTAGCTATACTATCTATGATATCTTCTGTAACAAAGTTTATTCTTTCTATGTATCCCTCGTGAAATGAATGAATGCCATAATCTTCCATACATCCAAAAATATAACATTTCCCCCCCATTCGCATTGTCGGCGCAAAATCTAAAAATCCTTCCGTACGTATGTTACCATCTAATTTTAAAACACAAACATCGGCTCGTCTGTCTAAGCCTACAACAAACGCTTTTACAATACGTGACAATTCAAAACAGACGTGTATAGCTTTACAACATTCTGAATCACCTACGTACTTATTCTTTAGAACATTGTGAGCGGATGTAACAATGTGCCCTTTCTCTGATACTATGAACCCGGTACCTACAACGTACGTATCATCTGATATATGCGCAACAATTGAAACGATGCTTTGTTTCACGCGTTGATACACGTCAAACATTACATGATATTACTCTTTTAATTATACAAAATTATCGAAGTGTATTCATAAAAACGGTGTACATTCCTTTATTCATCTTCATCTACCTCGATTTTTCTTACTATGGATGTATACCCAGCCATTGTCATCGAACCAATTTGTACCTGAGATACCCAATCTTGTGCAACATCTTCTCTGAACCAAAACTTAATCCCTTCGTCTACATTTGTTGTCAATGCCCAATATGCATCTTCATAACTTCCCGATACACTGAAATACATGACGGCTTCTATGAGGTTTCTTATGACAGAATCCGATAACATGGGCGACATCAACCCTTGTGGGTTGCCCTTATATAAGAATTGAAGCTCCATTTGTGTATATTCGGTTACCTTTTGTTTAGGGAACATTATTTTCCAGTCGTATGTTAAATTCAATAATGCACAATGAGCTGGAACTTCAATTGGTTCTTCATCTACACCTAATTCAGGCATGATTTCTATCAAAATATCCCCGTTTCTTGTAAAATATAGAATAGATAGTTCATCATTAGCATGTAATTCAAAACCGTTGCTCAGTACACGTCTGTATACATCAGAAACTTGATTTGTCGGTGTTGGTGTTGAATTTTGATACGTTCCAAAAATAATCTTCAACATTAATTGAATATCAGTGATGTTTACTATTGAATCTTGATTGATATCTGCCGCATTTCTTTGTTCGGGTGTAAGTGTACCCGGAGAAAATATTTCAGTTATAGTTATCTGAATATCAGCAATATTGCACACACCATCGCCGTTTACATCACCGAGGACATTTCCAACAGATACAGATTTTACCATTTGTCTACTAGTTCCCTTTATTGATGTCATATTCAAGTCATTCCCATCTTTGTCTGTCAAATATGTACCCGTAGGTTGAAGTATAGCGGTTGTGTTTGTTGCTATTGGTATTTGTAAGAATAAAGTAGGTGTGTCTAATCTAATCTCTACTGGGGATGCCGACATTTGCATACCAAGAACCGTTGTTGTACCAGCTGACACAATGAATGCGTTTCTATTCGTTACATCTTGAGGGATGGAGGGGTTTCCAGAAATTGAAGCACCCGCTTTGAAGCTTACCTGGAATCCAGCAAATCCGGAAGTTTGCCCAAATGTATTAATATACACATTTATCATGTTTCCATCTTGAATCGTTTGAATAATTGGCGCGGTGGTGTCCAATACTAAAGATGGTTGTTCGTCACCACTCGGCGTAGGGGTAAATGTTTCTGTTATTGTAGGTGTCGGTGTTAAAGATGGTGTAAATGTCGGTGTCTGTGCAACAACTATTGTTGGTGTAGGTGTCATCGGAGTCATCTGAATACTTGACATATCCAATGGTTGGCCATTTTTATCAGTCAATAAAGTGCTTTGGTGATTCAGAGCACCCTGCATATTGTACGATGTATTAATCGTCATCAGACGTTGTGTAACATTTGTAGACAGTTCAACAGGTGACGCAGAAAGCTGCATCCCAATTATGATATTGGTATTCGTACTTAAAGTAAATCCACTCGACCCTTCTAATTCAGGATTCATAGTTACACCAGTAATATTCATAGGTTCCAAGAAGTGTAATTCAAATCCACCTATTCCGCTAGCTTGCCCAGATGTGTTAAAATATACATCCATAGACGACGCGTTGCGTACAAATTGGAGTACGGGTGCATTAGGACCGTAGATAAGTGTCGATGTAGACGTTGGAGTGGGAGTACTTGGTAGGTTCACTACAACATTCTTAGTACTTGTGAACGGAAATGTGAATCTTGTAAATTCACTCAACCACGTAGGATCACCATAACTTGATGTCAATGGATCAATAACACCAATTGTCGCATAGAAATCAACATAACCGTTCATCGCGAGCGTGTATTCGCCATTGAACAAATCTAAAGTATAGCTCATCACGATCTTTACTTTTGAAATAGTTATTGGTTTGTTATCTTCTGTCATGTTAGTTACGATGGGTGTACTTAAAGTACCTTCTACCTTTGTGGGGGCTAACGATACGAAATCGTTATCCATCCAACTGTTTGTATCCGAATTACTCGAAGTGTCAAAGAATATTTGATGTGTATCGTTTCCTATCTGAACCGACATAGTTGCCTCTGTTGTATTTAATATATCAAAATCCATCTCATCGTAATTGAACGGGATGTCATCCACTTGAAGTGTGTAATGTCCTGAAACAACATTATTATTAATTTTCGTGAATTGAAGAGACGAATTTGGATATTTCATCTCAGAATCTTCTGGTAAATTCTTAACGTTTACTATATAACCCTTGTTTGGTTTGAATTCGTTAAGTGTACCGTACCACCCACCATTTGATCCCTTAATGAGAATCCCGTTCTGCGACATAACTTCTGTAACATATGGTGCAAACAATGAAATGTATTCTGTGACGAAAGTGCTTACATTTGTCTCATAACTCAACGGGTACGCAACCCAGTTGTATCCATTTGTAATCTTGGGCTGGTCGATTTCTGTGATAAGTTTTGCATCAAACTTCCATTCATATGGTCCAGTACCATCTGTTTTCACCACATAAAATTCATTAGTCAATATATCTGTAATATTGCCAATCCATACATTTCCAACTCTGTATACAACAGTTGTCTTGTTTCTTATGGCCTGTATTTTGTTAATGAACGTTCCGAACACATTCAAGAAACTCATATTATCAGTTTCGACATTTACAGATAACCAATCATATGGACCATTTACCTGTCTTTCAATTACACCGAAATTAAACACGAGTGGGGATGCTTGTGTATATGTTGTATTGTAGTCAGTGGTAATCGTGGTACCGTTCAAAAATACACTATCTAATTCATACAAACGCCCGCTCTTTATTTGCACAGAATCTTGGTTTTTCATGAAGGAAAATCTAATATTTTCATAAGAGCCACCTGATACATTGGAATATACTTGCATTGCAAACATTGGGACACCACTTGTTGTAATCACGGTAGAGCTTACACCTCTTACTCTATTGAGGGAGTCAGTCGCAATAAGTACGTCACCAAGTTCTACAATGAAATCGCCGTCGTTTTTTATAGTTGTATACAAGATCGTATGATAGGCGAATTCTTCGAAATTTACTTCAAATGCAATACTTGGATCTCGGATAATAATAGGCGTGTTTCCTTCTACATTAACAGACCCCGCATATGTCATGGTTCGACTTGTTGCGTCAAGAATTACAGGGTCGTATATGTCAGAAACGTGTAGGTGCATCCAACCGTGTGAGCTTGTTACATCAGGCAATGTTTCAGGAAGGAATGAAATTGTTTCGTTTGATTCAACGTTCTCTAATTTATTTTCAATTTTCCTTGTATATCCATTTTCATCAACATGAATAAATGTTATATCTAACGGTTGACGATCGAGTGATATCATAACGGTGTAATAAGATCCCCAAGTAATCGGCTGAGTTATACCTTGTGAGTCCATAAACGTTCGTGTTGCGTCACCTTTCCCAACGCAATAATATAATGTATCATCCATATATACAGCATATTTTGCATTCGGAATTACTTTACTTGATAGTGCATACACGTGACCCCCTACATATTGTGAATCATTGACAACCGCACATTGTACAATGAGCATTTTCGTACCAGACGACAAAGATGGTTCGTAAATATCGCTTACAGACACATCATTCAATCCAGTGAGAGGTGGTTTGTAAGACTCGCTGTAACGCAATTTATTTAGACCACCCATATACCCATGAATTGAACAATGGTAACTACCCATGTGGAACGGTTTCTTAACCTTTACCTCAATGTCACTATTATAATATTGAACTGGATACATGACACCACCCACATTTACGTTCTCTGTAATGATTGATTTCGCCATTGTACGAGAATAGGCCATGCGGCTGCTTCTGGAAACAAGCTTTTTATTGGATACAGGGGGTGTAAGTGGTGTGATCTCTAAAGCATCTGGTAAGAATCCTCCATTCACATCGAATGTTAGGAAGCCTAATGGATGTCCCCCGGTGATACCTCTAAATGTATACGTATTTTGATACAAGCCAAATCTTACAGTGTCACTATAATACCCATCGAATTTGTATTTACCATCCGAAACTGTCACTGCAATTTCATCCGGTAATACATGAACTTCATCTACAAATGTTTTTGTATCAGTTGGAGAAAATGTTGGTGTATCCGTTGGAGAAACTGTTGGTGTAGATGTTGGTGTAGGGCTCACCGTTGGAGTATTTGTTGGTGTTGGACTCATAGTAGGTGTACCAGTCGGGGTTGGACTTACAGTTGGTGTGGATGTCGGGGTTGGGGTACCGGTTGGTGTTGTTGATGGCGTAGGTGTTTCTTCTGGTGTTGGTGTCGGCCACGCGCCGTCTAAAAAATATGGATTAAACACTTGTTTATTTCCATATGATATAAGTAGTGGTTCTATGATACCACCGCCTATATCTATGTATATTGCACCTCCTAATATTGAAGCATCAGATAAACATGCATCTGGTACCCTCATTACAATAGAAGCGAGAAAATTATTGTTTTAAGTCCGGGTTAATTTGCCAGTTACCGTCGATTTTTTTGAGTACAGGCTTAGATTCACCATTAACTTTGATGAAAAGGCATTCGGTTGCTGTTGCGTTTGGTGAAATCGTCATATTCGAAAATTTGGCGTCAGGAAGAATCATTACTCTATATCATATTTTTTTTATGACGTACCCATTGTTGCCGCGAATATCACTTAACCATGACATCTCCGGTTCGTCGCCTGTAAAATCGTCAACATCACCCATGTGCACGTACATATCCAAAAACCCGCTTACGTTCGTATCATATATATCAATCGAATGAGACAAAGTAAAACTTAATACACCCTTTATTTTTATTGCTGTATACTCTCCTATATCTACTTCAACATCATTTGTACTTTCGAATAATGTGGGAACAACTGTAAGTAAATTGGAATCATAATATGAATATTCTTGTTTAGATTCACATTGGAATTGAACACCGTAAATATTTACGTGTACATGTGTTGTGTCTAAAATCGTAATCTCTGCGGGAATATCATCTAATAAAATATTGAATTGTGTTCTGATTTGAACAGGAATCGTAGAATAGTGTCGTAATGTACTGACTATATCATAGGATCGTTCACTGGTCACGATATACCCTTCATTTGGTTCTATAACAGAAATATCTCCACCCCAGTTACCAGAATCATACGTCATCATACTTTTTTGAGACTTCACGTTATTCAAATGTGGAAATATTTCAGTAAAATGACTAAATGATTTGTTTTCTATGTCTGGATGAGATATCCAGTTTTCACCTTCTTCTATAGTGTAAGATATATCGGAATTGAGTAAAGGAGTGCCTACATACTCCCAAATTACGTCTTGACTCAGATTTAAAATGTAAAAAGTATTTACAGATAACGTATAGGACACACTCTTCTTTCCTAAAGTACCCACAAATCCATTGCCCGTTTTTATTAAAACCCCGTATTGTGACCTGATCGACTTAAGCTCTTGAATAATAGTTTTCAGATATGTTCCCATCATAGCGCGAGTAGAACCACTATTAATCGATATGTAATCATATGGAGCCTTTAATTCTTTCCTCGTATACCCTACTCTGAAGACATGCGAACCCCCTTCTATATTAATGTACAATCCACCCAATGTATACATGAAAATATTTGTATGTTTTAATAATTTGAACGTTATGTATTCATCTTCCATTGTGTTCGTGTGCACTTGAACGGCTATACGAGATGGGCTAGACGTACTTCTAATAGACGAAACGCCAACGACTCTATCTCCATTCATTGCGATAATCACATCATTCTTTGTTATCATGTCGATCTCTATATTATCAGTACCATGAGTTACACTTATATAAAACACGTATGTGTACGCATAATCGTTTGTATTTATGGCAAAACCAATCTGCGGCACTACTTCTTCTACGCTTTGAACTATTCGCGATTCGCGTTGTTTTAACAATCTATACCCGTATATTTGTATTTCAGTCTTCATGCTAAATTCTATGTACGTATTTATATTCGACGGATCATGATTGGTCGGAATAATATCAACATCATTATTGTAGACTTGCTCATTACCACTATATTCCAATTCAAAAAACGAATCGTTATGAAATAAAATATACTTGTCTATTTCTGTATTCTTTGGAATGAGTAAGCTATTATTCTTGAAAAATGATACTTGGGTAGTGCTCTCACCGTCTTCTTGTAAAACATTTTTAGAGAATGATGTATAATTTGAAACTATTTCATACCATTCACCATCTACCACCAAGGTTTTGTTTGCCCGATCCTTATCATATATCTTCAGCGCAAATACATGTGTATTTTCTACAGCTCCTTCCACAACACAAGGACAAACAACAAATTCAACTTGTGTTCCACCCAATGGTTGTACAAATTCTTCTACGTTATTTAAAAACTCTTGATACACTGTCCAAGTTTGGGTCATAGTTACCGTTGGTGTTGGTGTACTTGTTGGTGTGATACTCGTAGTTGGTGTAAATGTTGGGGTTGGTGTACTTGTTGGTGTGATACTCGTAGTTGGTGTAAATGTTGGGGTTGGGGTATTTGGCGGAACATGATCATATTTTTCATTTACTATGTCTATATATTGCGTTGCTTCTTCTGCTGAGTTCGTTGTGACATCAGCCATTACTTATACTGTAAAAAGTTGTTTATATGTTGATAGTGATTTTCAATCTTTGTATCATTACATCTTAGCGACTGCATTCGTAGTTTTTCAATTTTCTTCATCTTTTCTTTGCGTTTTATGTGCTTTTTCGCTTCCGTTTCTGTCATTTCATAAGAAACGTTCTCTCTATCATCCATGAGTTCGCCGATGTTCGTGTACTCTCTTCTTCTCGAGTGAACTTCTTGTACTTCTACATGAGCCCTCATGTAATCAAACCCAGATGTTGTCGATCTATCTTTTGAATCCTTGCCAAGACGTTCATAATCTTTCAAAAAATGAGCTTCTGCGGCATCGGGAATCCTGTGTTTAACTATAGCTGTTTTGAAAGTTTTTCCGACTGGTTTCTTATATATATCTTCGTCAGCCTCTCTATTTCCAGATGATTGCATATATTGCCCATATCCCATTCTTTCATCATTCATAGAATTCTTTTCAAAATATGTATTAAACTTTGAATGGCTAAAACTATGTATCGGACTTTGTTTTGGCATTACATGATGATATGGAGTATACGATTGCTTAGTTGTAGGACACGAACTTTCACCACGACGTTCTCTTTTTATAGTATTGTATGCTGTTTGAATTATTTTAAATAACCCTTCATTCCCTTTGTTTTTATCAGGATGTGTCTTCATCGCAAGATGTTTATATGCATCCTTGATTTCTCTATTTGAAGCTACAGACGACAAACCTAATACATCATATGGGTCCATTATCTTTTGCGACATTTATGTATAATCATTTTATGCGTATACATTACAATGTATAAGAACTATAAGATGATGAAAAGAAAATTTATACCTGAAAAAAAAGTAAAAACATTAGGTTCGCAGTCAACATTCCAAGAAAAATTGGATGCAATGGAATCTATTAGAAACGATCTTGGTACGGACGGAATAGAAGTCCCAGGTGTTGTAGTCGCAGGCTCGCAATCAAGTGGGAAAAGCTCTGTACTAGAATCGCTGTCTGGTATTCGTCTTCCAAGCGGAACATCCATTACGACACGTGTACCTCTCATTTTACGTCTAGAGCGTCGACCGGTTCAAAAATCGTTTGCAATAATTCATCTTACAGCAGACTTGACACACGGAGAACACATAGATGAATTAGATGACATACCATCTAAAATAGAAGAATATACAAAGAAAATAGCAGGAGATGGTGGTTCGGTTTTAGATGAACCAATTCACTTGAAAGTTATTCAACCTGATGGGCCAACAATTACAATCATTGACTTACCCGGTATTACTCATATGTCTATTGATGATGTACAAAAAGATATTCATGCGCAGACAGTAAACTTAGTAAAGAAATATATACAAAATGAACACATGATCATATTATGTGTAATTCCCGCTCTCGATGATTTTGCCAACTCGGAAGCTATAAAGTTGTCTAAGGAAATTGATGTACACGGTAAACGAACGATTGGTGTCATCACTAAAATAGATCTATGTCCAGATGATATTACAGATAAAATTAAAGGAACCGGGCGCAATGTTCCACTTTCTCTTGGATATGTTGCCGTTCGAAATAGATCGCCAAAAGAAACAGACATTTCTACGAAAGAGTTGCGGAAATTAGAAAGTCTTTTCTTTCAACAAAGCGGATTTTATAGCACTCTTGAACATTCATCGTGGGGAATGGATACCCTCATAGATCAGATTATAGATCTACAAGCTGCGTCAATTGATACTTATATACCAAAAGTAGTAGATACATTGAACAATAAAATAATTACACTAAAAAAAGAATTATTATCAGATCAATATCATTTCGCAACAGCACAGGACAAGTACAGATACATTACAAAATGTGTACTGAAAATTTCAGAAAATATGACTGCTTTAAGAAGTGACAAAACTTTATACACGATGTTCACTATGTATGGTCAAAATATCAAATCTGCTCGACCCCGCTTTTTCGAAGACGAATTCTATGAACGATTAAAGAAAGAAGTGAAAGATATTGCTGGAGTAAGCTTACCAAACTTTTTATCTCAACCTCTATTCGAAAACATTATGAAGGATACTAGAAATGATGTCATTGATATTTCTAACAGACTTGCTATCGATGTTTACGTACACATGAAACAGATGATTAAAAGCGAAGCCAAGCACATTACAGGAGAAATTTCACAGTTCATTTGTAATACGATGATTCAAGATCTTGAAGAATTGCGCGAGCAAATGACAAGTGTTATGAACACATTTTTGGAAGCAGAAAATATGGTGTTCACACAAAATAATGGATATATCAATGATATCAAATGTATCAGGGCCATGGCTGTAAATAATGATAATGATACTTCCGATATTCCAGATAAATTTCTGAAACGTTACGCTTCAAGTACAATAGGGAACGAAACGCATATGGTATGCGAGTTACAAGCATCTTTATATTCTTATACGAATGTCTATATAAATCGTCTAGGTGATACAATACCTATGTTATTTATGCATTTCATACGTCTTTTTGTAAATAGAATTTCACAAAAAACAATGGAACCGGTAAATGATGAAGTTATAGAAAAATATATGGCCGACGACGAAAAGCAATTGAAGGAACGAGAGAAAAAAGAAGGGCAATTATCCCGATTTGAAAGGGCGTTGAAACTTTTATATTCGTTGTAATGATTTAAAAAAAGTATTACTTACATTACTACTATGGTGTCGCAAGTTCAAACATTTAAGGCGCTTTTTGAAAAACATTCCATTGAGAATGTTTCTGCGCAAATTGAAGAAATAACTGGTGAAAAGATCAAAGAACATAATCCAACGCAAATCCCATCATCCGATGATCATCCCGCACAAGCAGAAGAGGAAGAACCTGTACAAACCGAAGATGAAGCCGAATCTGAAGAACCTGTACAAGCCGCCGAATCTGAAGAACCTGTAAAAGCCGAAGAGGAAGCCGTCGAATCTGAAGAACCTGTACAAGCCGAAGAGGAAGCCACCGAAGCTGAAGAACCTGTAAAAGCCGAAGAGGAATCTGAAGAACCTGTACAAGCCGAAGAGGAAGCCACCGAAGCTGAAGAACCTGTAAAAGCCGAAGAGGAAGCCACCGAAGCTGAAGAACCTGTAAAAGCCGAAGAGGAATCTGAAGAACCTGTACAAGCCGAAGAGGAACATGTACAAGCCGAAGAGGAAGCCGTCGAATCTGAAGAACCTGTACAAGCCGAAGAGGAACCTGTACAAGCCGAAGAGGAACCTGTACAAGCCGAAGAGGAAGCCACCGAAGCTGAAGAACCTGTAAAAGCCGAAGAGGAATCTGAAGAACCTGTACAAGCCGA